CCCAGGGTTGATCTGGTCAAGACCCTTTGCTCGTTGGTATTTAACCTCCAACTGTGCACGTAGACCAGCCCTTTCAGCTGGATCCCAACGTGGGTCATTGATGGCCATCTTCTTACCTTCAAACTCAACAACAGTTGTGTTGTTAGTTTCTTGGTCTTGAATCCAACTCTTCAGGTTTTCACCAGCATCTTTAGCAGCAAGAATCTTGTACCAGTAGCCCTTACGGCCACCCATGGACTTCATCTTTTCGGTGATCTCAATGGGAGCACCAGCCTTCTGAGCTGCTAGGGCTTGTTCATCATGAGCCGCATTGACAGCATTTAGTGTGTTCTCTAGTGGTTGATACCGGGCTAGAGCTTCCTGCTGTGCACGCTCATCTTGATTAAACTCAGCAAGGGCCTGGTCTTTTGCATTCTCATCATACATTTTATAACCGGTGCCGATAGCCTTGGTTAGTGTTTCAGAGAATTGAGATAGCTGTGCCCATTTGTAAGCTTCCTGTTCATACTGCTGCTGACCGCTAGCAGACATGTTTTGGAAGCTTGCATTAACAGTGCTAAGTAACCCACTTAATCCTTGGTTAGGATCAGGTACGTTAATGGGATCAAATTGAGCTTTTTCGGTATAACCCTGAAACTTCTCTTCCCCTTCTAATGGCTTAATTTCTGGCATCCCTATTAACCTTTAAGTGAGCTGTACATGCTTAGTCCAGACTGTGCGCCAGATAGGAGACCATTGGCAATTGTCAGGAAGCTGTTGTTTCCTTGGTAACTGGTTTGAGCCATTTCTGGGAGATAGCTTTCACCAGCTGCCGAGAGCTGCGCTACAGCACCACGATCAGCTTCATAACGTGCACGAGCATAAGCATCCTGGTTACGGTTGTACTGCCTTCCAGCACTAGCAACACTGTCAGTGAAAATCTGTTGATTACGACCGTAGTTACCCATGATCTCTACAGCCTTCATACGGCCTGCACTGCGCCCATAACGCTCAGAGGCATTAGCCATACCTTGTGTTTGTACAAGGTCCTTAATGGCGCTCTGACGCTGCGTAGAGAAGCCATACAGTTGTTCATTGAACCTTGCCCTCTCTTGAGCTGTGGCTCTGCTGTAAGCATTTAGGTTCTCACCAATCTGCTCTTTTGTTGCATCAGTTGCACGACCAAATGCCCGTTCCTTGTAGGCATTACTAATTCTTGTTCTTTCTTTGCTTAGCGTATTTTGATAGGCTGCTGCTGCTGCCTGAGAACTGCCTCCAAAAATGGATGAGATCCCAGACAAGCCACCCATTATCAGACCGCCAACTAAGGGATCCATAGACGTACGAACTCCACGTAATAAAGGTTGTTTCTTGTTTGAGGTACAACCCTTAAGAATTTGAAGCCAAGTCTCTTGACCATCTTCAGTAGGGCTGTGTTGTTAATATCGATGTAGTTGTACAGTAACTTGTACGGTTGGCTGCTCAGCCATAGCTTTGCTGCTTTCATGAAAGCTTTTGGATACTTCATCACTTCATCAGTCATGTGCATCCAGATGTTTCCATTTTCATTCACGCCAAAGAGAGCCAGTGGCTTACCATCAGGACTAAAGCTAATACTTGTTTTGTATAATGCCATGTCTAATAGCATCATCAATACAGGGTTCTCACCAGCTCTTGTGATGTCTTCCCTAGCAGCTGCCAGTAAATTATCAACGATTGCTGGTATATCACCTACTGTAGCTGGCCTAATAGTTACTGCCGAATGGCTCTCTTGTGTCATGTCAGTTCCGGGTGTAGAAGCGTCGTTTATATAGCCCTTCCCAGCTACAGCCAAGTAGGCTTACTGGGAACGGTGTATCACCGACAATGCGAATCCGTAGATTCTTGTTGCGTTGGAAGATTGGTACAACGTGTGTGCTTTCTGCAGACATGTTCACGTTGTTAAGGATATACTGGTAAGGGAGTGTAACGTTGACAACGTTTACCCACTGGTCTTTACCGGTAATATCAATCTTGTAGGTAACTGGACCACTAAGGCCTGTCAGTACCTTAAGTCGGTGGATGATCAACTCAGCTGTATTATCAGTGATCCATCTCTTGTCAGATTGTTGTCCAACATACAGCGTTGGCAGTTGGAGTAACATCTCATAAATGTACCCAATAATAAGGTCTCGTCCTCTGAAGTCACCTTCTAGGTCTACGTAATTAGACCCAGCAGATCCACCTACAGTTGGATACAAGACAGCACCAACTGACTCGCTACCCGCAGTACCTGTAGAACCGATATAGTCACCCAACAACATCACAGCAAGCTGTTTACCTGTCATGTGATTGTAAGGGAGGTATACCCTAGTAGTATCAGTACCAGAGGTATAGGTGCGATATGGGTTAACGGAGAACATATCCAGACACACGTCTGTCTTCTGTCCACTTGGTAGGGTCAGGTATCCCTGCTCACTTGCCTGGGTAAGGTCATAGGAGTTAACGGATACTTTGGTACCATCCGTAATGACAGCATAATAAGTACTGACATCAAAGAACTGATCCAGAAGAGTACCTGTAAGTTCCCACTTGTACCATGAGGCAACGTTTCTTTCTTCAGCCTCTTGGTAAAACCTGAACTGATACACAGTACTGCTACCAGTCTGACCAATGGATAGCATTGATTGAGCTGGTGAAGCAATGAAGTTATCAACACTCCTTGGAATGAACTCAGACACGGTTGTAGTCTGATTCACCATGTCAGGTGGGTTATCTGATCGAATCCTTGCAAGTTCAAAGATCCTTGTATAGAGTGGTGTTTTAGAGACAAAGGCAACCGTAGTTCCCAGTGATACAGCCTCTAGACTTGGATCACACTCATACCTAGAGAAAGTGTTGATGTTTGCCGTCTGTGGGCTTAGAACGTCTGTAGCCTCAGTTGACAGAAGGAATTGCTCATTCTGTCCAAAGAGAAGCAAACCAACGTTCACGGCCTGTACGTAGTTCAGTGTGACGGGTTTGGTTGATGTGGCTGTGACATCAATGGGATCATCAGCTGTAACTGTCTGAGCTGTAGTTGCAAAGAAGTTAAAGTAATCACCAGCCCTACTTAGAATAACTGATTCATTAGAAAGCAGTCCAAGTCTATTCCGATAGAAGAAAACGCTTGTAATTTTTTCGCCAATAAAACTTGGCAGAGGGTTGGTCTCATTATCACCAACATCCCTATCTTCCCAAACAACAGGTTCAAAGGTAAATGAACCATCAGCCTGTCTCACAAGCTGGTGAGGCATCGTAAGCTCATCAAGCTGGTACGTAATGCCAGGAGCGTTTGTCTCTTCCCATACACCAGGACCAGTTGCCGCACTGTTGGTAGTGACAAATTCCACCCACATATCGTCAGCTTCAACATCAGCACTATTGATGACCTTAACCTTATATCCGTTGGAACACTGGTTAGGTAGCCTGCCGATAGAGTCGATCTTATCTTGGAAACAGTAGATACCCTCTTCGGTAGCAGAGCCAGTGCTTGTGACAGTAAAGGCAGCGCTGTGGGTGATCTTCAATCCAGGACCAACCTTAGTTGCAGTAAACCCGCCCACACCGTTGATAGCCGTGACAAGAGCCTGTGCAATGGTGTTGCTGTCAACGACACCACCAGTGACATCCTGAGGGGTCTGGTAGCTGTAGTCAGTACCGTTCAGGGTTACGGTGTACTTAGCGTTGTAAGCAACGACAGCGATGACAACAAAAGCCTGGAAGGGTAGAGCAGCAGTAGTAGTTGCCTTCATTGCTGGCACCTTCTTCTTGTTCAGAACAAAGGTGTAGTCATTCAATGTAAGCAGCTCAATATCGGCAGCTGTAGCACCGAACAGGTAAGCGTTGCTTGGGACAGTACTGATAGAGCAGTTGTTGACTTGCGTGTCATACAGAGCCTTCTTGGTGGCTTCGTCTGAAACTGCAGCGTTGTAGTTGCTCTGTGCCGTGTTCATGGCAGCTAGAGCTGTTGCTAGCTGACCAGATGTGTGCGTAGCAGCTACTGTCTTATTCAGCTCATAGACAAAGAAACCACCGCGTTCCAGGATCGGATACTCTGCAGAGCGATTGTTACCAATCTCATAGCCAGAAGGAAACGACAGCGGTGAGCTGTATGAACCAATTAACGTTCCATTCTCCTGGATAACGTATTGATTGACTGTTGCGTTAGCATTGATGTAGACACCAGATACAACAGCTTGGATAATGTCACCTGAAGGATAATCATTTTCAATCTCAAGCAACGACTCTTCAGTTGTAAACTGACCAGCTGCAGTCTGTGCATAAGTGGACTGTGCAGTATTTAGCGTTGTCAGCCTAGTCTGCGTAGTCTGCTTAGCAGTGTTGTAGTTGCTAAGTGCAGTCTTGAGGTTTACGATGTTACATGTTCCAGGCACGCCTGTGTTGCTACCCATGTTGACAACACGAGGCAACCCATCAAGGATGCTCCATACACGGAACTTGTTGTTAGCGTACTGAGCAACGTATTTCTCCTGGTCATCCCGAAGGATTGAAAACCAACGTCCTGTAGGCGAAGCATCCGCCAGCTCAGCAACAAACTTACCACCAGGCCTCTTCAATAGACCTAGTGCATAATCTGGAAATGTATTGACTGAATCAACAAGTTGTCCAGGAAACTTAAGGTTATCTGGCTGCTGAGAGATTCCGAGTAGAAAGTTGGGAATCCTTTGGGTTATAGTACTCATCGCATAAGAGCAGTATAAGGTTGATAGCTGTTGTAATAATTGGTTCCATCTTGCCAACCAAAGATGCTGTAGTCACCTTGGTTGCATTCGTATTCAAGAGCAGCTGATTTTGTTTGGATCTCTTGTTCTGCAAGAAGTGAGGTGATTTCTTTGTCACCAATCATCTTGGTAGCAGACAGACGAGCTGCCCTAGCTACAATGTAATTCTGAACAATAGGAGGGACGTCCTCAAAAGCAACGTACCAGATGATGTCAGCATAGATATCTGTTGTCCATTCATACGTATGGTTCAAACGGTCATACAGTTTGCCGTTACGTCGGACTGGATCGTACGTCGATTTATGTTCGGTAGAGTTGGTGTCAATGCTTAAGGCATTGGTAGGGAACGGGATTTCTTTTGTTACTGAATCTGGTGTAAGGACAAACTTACGTTCAGTGTTAAATACCCATCCTTCAGATTGTACTTGCTTATTAACTTCCCGAAGAGTTGTCAGTACAATTGCAACCTCAGGGTTTTGCAAGTCAAGTGTGGTGACAGGTGCCTGTCCCACCGAGCTTAACATTTGATTAACAGCATCCAGTTCTGTGGACACAGCATAAGTAGGAGCAGGCATATCTTATATAGATAAAAAAAGGGGACCCCGAAGGATCCCCAAAGGACTTAGAAAGAGGTAGGTGCAGTAGCAGTACCGGCGTACAGCTCAACAGCTGCAGCAGGGTTCAGATAGTCTGCGCCCATTGCAAGACGACCGAGGATAACATCGCCTTGGTAGATCACCGACACGTCGCCGCTGGTAACCTGGACCTGGGGGCCGATAGCCTCGACACAACCCGCGGCTTCACGTTGGAAGATAAGACCGCAAGAGTTGTTGAATGCAGCAGCGCCGCCATACTCGTTCTTAATACCGGTGTCGCTAGAAGTAGCGGCTTCAATGCTAGGAGCAATGAAAGAACCAGTATTAGTAGGAGAGGTGACACCAGTGGTGCCGCCGTAGGCAGTACCGTACTTACCGAGGAACGGAATGTTCATCGACTTGTACACTTTGATACCGGCAATCTCGATGATGCCGTTACCGTTCTGCAGGGCATCGCCTTGCTCGTCACGGTTCACCAGGCCATTGGTGCCAACAGCTTGGATCAGAGCGTAGTACTGACGGGGGTTAAGAACACCCACACGACCATCCTGGCTCACACCCTTTTCATCAAGAGCAGCAGCAGCATCGTAGAAAGCGGTGACAAGTGCAGAAGCACTGTAAGCATCAGACTGGTTCAGGCTAGAGCCCACACGAATCTGAGTACCACCAGGCTCAACAAAGTTGGCTTTGGTGATGGGGTTGACTTGACGTGCACCGCGAGCGATGGAACGGAAGATAAGACGATCATACTTTTCGGCCAGAGCATAACCGATCTTACGGCTAATCTCAGAGCGAAGGTCATAGTGCGAAAGCACTTCGTCCAACTGGTAGACGAAAGCAGAGCTAACCAGAAGGTCATCACAGGTGATGGTCTTCTCAGCCACGGGAGGTGCACCATCGGTATTACCAAGGATGCTATTTCCGGGAGTATGATACTCAGCCGTGGTGCGCCCAGTATAAATGAACTGCAAAGATTTGCCGTTCTTCAGGGTACGCTTCTGAATCAAATCACGGGCAATCGTGTTATTTTGAAAGCCCTTGAACATCTCACCCGAAAACAGTTTCAGGTAGAGTGCGCGACGATCTCCAGCGGAGTTCGACGCACCCGGCATAGTTACTTGAGCCGGGTTAACGGAAGATTGTTGTGCCATTTTAAAAGAGAGAGTTGTTGTTGAATTCTCTCCAAAGCTTTGGAAAATTTGTAGCCTATTTAGTTGTTGTGGTCTCTCCCACCGTCATCCGGCTAAAGGGTATCCGCGTACGGGCCAATAGCCAATAGGAAAGGATGGTATTGCACCATCCATAGCCGCTTAAAACGGACTTCCTTTGTTAAGCTAAATCGAGAGGAAAGTTGTGTGCATTGCGCTCATGCATGACTTCAAATCCCAGGCCTGCTCGGTTGAGGATATCAGCCCAAGTCGGCAGAACATTCCCCTGACCATCCAATATGGACTGGTTAAAGTTAAACCCGTTAAGATTAAAAGCCATAGTAGACACAGCAAGAGCCGCGAACCAAATGCCAACAACAGGCCAAGCAGCCAGAAAAAAGTGAAGGCTCCGGCTATTGTTAAAGGATGCATATTGAAAGATTAAACGTCCAAAATATCCATGAGCGGCAACGATGTTATACGTCTCTTCTTCTTGACCAAACTTGTATCCATAGTTCTGAGATACAGTTTCAGTTGTTTCACGAACAAGACTAGACGTAACCAAACTGCCGTGCATTGCGCTAAATAGTGCGCCACCAAACACACCCGCCACTCCAAGCATATGGAAGGGGTGCATAAGGATGTTATGTTCAGCTTGGAAGACCAACATGTAGTTGAAGGTTCCCGAGATACCCAAAGGCATAGCATCAGAGAAGCTTCCTTGGCCAAAGGGATAGACAAGGAATACAGCGGTAGCAGCCGCCACCGGGGCCGAGTACGCAACACAAATCCAAGGCCTCATTCCTAGTCGATAGCTAAGTTCCCACTCTCGTCCCAAGTAAGCATAGATGCCAATGAGGAAGTGGAAGATGGTGAGCTGAAATGGCCCACCGTTGTACAGCCATTCGTCAAGTGTATGAGCTTCCCAAATTGGGTAGAAGTGAAGTCCGATGGCATTGCTGCTCGGTACGACGGCTCCCGATATGATGTTGTTTCCATACAGCAAAGATCCAGAGACAGGTTCCCTGATCCCATCAATGTCTACTGGAGGAGCAGCAATGAAAGCAAGGATAAAACAAGTAGTGGCGGCTAGCAGACAGGGAACCATAAGAACCCCAAACCAACCAAGATAAAGACGGTTGTTAGTGCTGGTTACCCAGTCACAAAAAAGCTCCCAGGTATTAGCCTGAGAGCGTTTAGCTGCAATAGTAGCAGTCATGATGTTGTTAAGTAAGTCGAGTTATTTTAACTCGGCCAACTCCAGAGCCAGCGAGACCGATAGCTTCAGCCGCGCCTTTACTGAGATCTAATGACCTCCCATGAATGTAAGGGCCTCGATCATTGACACGCACCACGGCACATCGTTTAAAGCAAACCTTCAGTCTGGTTCCAAACGGGAGTGTCTTGTGTGCTGCAGTAAGAGCGTGTTGATTAAATCGTTCACCATTAGCGGTACGTAGGCCATTGAAGCCAGGACCGTACCAAGAACTAATGACGGACAGAGTAGTTAGCAGAGGTATCATAGTAAAATAGCAAAGAACTTTTATATTGCTTGCGCTTCTAAATCCGCCAATACACTCGCAGTATTGACGGATCTACTTCTACTTAAAAGATTCCAGGAATCAGCTGCCCAGTCGTAATGTAGGCGCCGATAGCAGCAATAACACCAAGCATTGCTAGGCGCCCGTTGAGGAGCTCAGCTCGCTCATTATGTGGTACACCGTAAGGATGATCAGCCATAATAATTTCAGGTTCTTTAGCCCAGATGTTAGTTTCGTTCATCAAAACTCAAGGCCAGAGCGATCGAGCTTTTCAATGATCTCTTGTCGATATGCAGGGTCACGGTCATAGCGTTTGTCGCTCATTGCTCGTACAACTTCTGCTTGACTTTTGAAGACATCCATTGATCGTGCAGGCTTGCCTTGAATCAATTCACCTTCGTATCCCATAGCATCAGTGTAACGATAATAAAGAGCTTGTAGTGCCAAGTTAATTGCACCAATGTTGCCAGACCCAATGACCTGATCAAATGCTTCCACTTCTTGTGGAGTGAAGTTATCAGCTGCCCAACCTGTAAGTTGTTGGTAAGCAGCTTGACCACCTACAGCATTCTGGATTTGATTCACTTCAGCTGTTGACAGCTCAACAGTCTGTGGTGCATTCGATGGTTCCAGTTGACCTTGGAATCGAAGGTATGCTTCTACCAATTCACGTGATGACAACTCGGAGAACTTCTCCATTGTCTCTTCACTTAGTTGACCATTCTCGCTGAACTCATCATTGACATTAAAAAGAAAGTCAACGTATGGATCTTCGCTTTCGTCGGTCTCCTCTTCAGGAGCTTCTTCTTCTTCATACTCTACTTCATCTGATTCATCATTAGAACCAAGTTTCTTTTGAAGTTCGAGGTAAGCCTGTTCAAGCTCTTCAGCATTCTGGTATTTACCAGCCAGCAGAGCTTCATGTCCATTCTCCAGATCTTCGCCAATGGCTAGGGATTCAGCTTCATCTGCTTCAATTGAAGACAGTACTTCTGCATCAGGAGTAGGATCGTATGTTAGTGTCTCAGCCATTTATAGTTATTGTGGTGGTTGCGCTTCAGTTCCATCACCAATCACTGAGGCGATAGCTTCTTCTGCATTAGGGTTCTTAGATGGGTCAGCAATAGGAGCTTTCAATAGCTGTGGTGCTTGCTGCATCATCATCATTTGTTGTTGCTGTTGCTGAGCAGCTTGCATTTCTTGCTGCTGTTGATCCATTGACTTCACAAGGTTCAATACATCGATCCCTTGTGCAGCTGCAAGACGTTTGATTGCTTCATCTGCATTGATGAACTTCATCAACGCTTCAGGGCCAAGGACCTGTGCGATGGTGGTGATGAAGGTAGTCAATGACTCACGATCCTGCCCTCGTCCCAAGGCATTGATACCTGCAACAATGGTTGGTCGTACCAAATCCTTAGGAATACGTGGTAGCTCACCAGAGCGTTGCAGAACCAACAGCTTGCGGTTCAGGTAGGGAATCAGGAATTCAACAGTAAGGAGAGAGAATAGTCCGCCCAATTGTGATTCCAGCTCCATTTGAGTGAGCCTTACTTCTTCAGCTGTGGTCCGTTCACTCTGCCTAACAGTAAGGACCAGGAAGGCATCAGAGATCCGACGTTCCAATGCTGCAATCATGTTGGAAGCAGTCGCAAAGTCTGCAGTCTTACCAACTTGAATTACACCAATGTCATCTGGTCTACCTTGAACAATGGCACCATTACCAGCCTGAGCCAGTGTTTGAGGCTTAGTTACACTTGATGGTGACACAAGGAAGATAACCTTTGCCGCAGCTGCAGAGCCTTCAACAAGAGCCTGAGCAAGAGCTTCGAGAGACCTAAGATCTCCAAGGAACTCTTCTACACGGCCCCTACCGTAGTTCTCACCATCGACGGTATTGAACCGCAAGACAAGCCAAGGACTTGCATCCTTTGGTGACTTACCTTCAGTACCTGCAATCTTTTTGTCTGATACTTCTTGATGCCATATCCAGCGGTTGTTATCAAGACGTACATGTGTATAAACTTCTACGTCATTACCAACGGCAGTGCTGTTATCCATTGGTCGATTAACCATGGAATCACTTTCTTGGAATTCTTTAGGTAGAAGTTTTTTGCTAATCAGTTCTTTGGTTACGATCTCAATTACGTTACCGTTCCCGTCTC